GGCAAGGCGGGAGGCGTTTGTCGCGCGCCATCCGCGCCGGCAGCCGCGCCATATTTTGCGCCATTTGCCCAACGGGCAGGCCGTTGGCGCGCGGATTGCTTCCGGGGCGTGTCATGCCCCCATGTCCCACGACTCGCGGAACCCGGTGAACTTCGGGAAGCGGGGCGCGTCCTTGGCCCCGCTGGGTTGGTGCTTGAAGCGAACCAGCTTGCCGACCAGCGTCCCGCGGCGGCGCCACAGGGTGACGCGGTCGATGCCGCCGGCCACGTGGTTGTAGCCGAGCCGGAACTCGACGCCCGAGCTCACGTGCCGCACCACGAACCCGCCGAGCTCGCCCCGGCCAACCATCCCGGCCCGGGCCATGCCGCGCTTCGCGCGCCCGAAGGCGTCCACCCCGGCCTCGTTGGTGTTGGTCATTCCCTCGTAGGTGTCGAGCACCACGGCCTCGGCGTCCTCGAAGCGCTTGATCTTCAGCAGCCACGCCTCGCGCCCGGTCGAGCGCCCGCACTTGTAGGGCGAGTCCGGCGTGCGGACCATCACGCCCTCGTAACCAGCGGCCAGGCACTTCTCCTCGTAGGCGGCCAGCGCGGCGGCGTCGGCGATCAGGACGGGCAGGACCTTCACCACGCGGTCCCAGTCGGGCAGGCGGGCAAGTTCGCGCATCCGGCAGGCATAGGGTACGTCCGGGCCGTCGTTCACGAAGTCGAACACATGGAAGACGAAGTCCGGTTCGCCGTCGCGCGCCCCGATGGCGCTGGTGGTTTCCGAGAACGTCCCGCCGCGCAGCACCAGCTCGCCGTCCACGCCGTCGGGCAGGTTGGCCTCGATCCACCCGCGGACGAAGCGATTCGAGATGGGCTTGAACGAGCGCGTCAGCGCCAGGCCGCCGACCTTCAGGCAGCGGATGCCGTCGAGCTTGGGCGTGGCCAGCACCGGGAAGGGCAGGGATCCGGGGTCGCCGCACTTCGCGGCGAGCATCGGCTTGGTGATCGTGTCCATGGCGGGTCAGCGGGTTTCGGCGGCGTCGAGGGTTTCGGACACCTCGCGGACGGCGGCGAGGACGCCGTCGAAGCGGGACCGGACGGCGTCGTTGGTGCGGCCGCTCCAGGAGTCCTCGGCGCCACGGGTGGCGTGCATCAGCAGGAAGGCGCGCACCTGGCCGGCATTGCCGCCATCCAGGAGGCGGAGGACGTTGCCCAGCACGAAGAGCCGGCCCTCGCACCCGGCGAGGCGGTCGAGCGCGAAGGCGAGGTGGTGCGCGTCGCGGGTGGCGGCGTCGGCGGCGAGCTTGCCGCGGGCTTCATCGAGGTTTCTCGCGGCGGTGTCGCGGAGGTGCTTCAGGTGGTCGATCGTGCTTTCTTTCATCTTGGTTGGTGCCGGAGGGTTGTTGGTTCCGACCCCTTGATCCTCGTCAAGGCGGCCCTCGTTTGTCGCGCGCCATCCGCACGACGCCCCGCGCCATATTTTGGGCCATTTGCCTCACGCCAGGGCCGTTGGCATGGAAATTGAGTCGCGGTTCAGGCCAGCCAAGGAAGGGGCCGGTTCCCCATGGCCCATGGATTGCCGCGTAATCAGGCGTGTGGGGCCACATCCCCCCCGCAGGGTATGGCGGTATTGCCGCCCCCTCCGTGCGCCATTTGCCTTGGTGCAGCCCGCCGTTAGGCTTGAAAAGCGGAAGTTGGCATGCGGATTTACAGGGCCCCGGTCAGTACTCCTCCGGCAGGAGCACGGTGGTCATCGACCTGTCCAACTCGGTGATGACGTAGATCGAGCCTGCGGGCGTGGAGTAGCGGCTGAGCAACCGCAGCCCGTGGCGCAGCGCGGCCTCGTTGGCCTCCCTGTCCTCGTCGCACAACTCGTCGCCCCAGTCGCCGCAGTGGTGCCGGCGCAGGTAGGCGGCGAGGTCGACGCCAAGGGCCAGCGCCCCCCGCGTGGCATAGACCTTCCCCAGCGGGAAGCACGGCTGCATCAGGTGGAAGCCCATAAGTATCAGGGGATGAGGTCGTCGAACAAGCCAGGCAGGCGCGGCTGCAACGCGTCCTGCTCGGCCTTGAAGAACTCGGCCTTGGTGCGCCCCATCGTCCGGCCCTGGGGCGTGTGGCAGTCGTAGGCGTAGTCCGGGATGGGGACATACTCCCCAGCCCGCTCCAGATCCGTGGTCAGCGCCTCCGGGTCCAGCCCGGCCTGCTGGTCATAGACGAAGTTCTGGAGGTGGTCGGCGTCCCGGCTCTTCTTGGCCAGGGCGAGCAGGATCACGGCCTTGGAAACGAAGATGCGGCCCCGTGGCTCCATGCCCGGCGCGTGCCGGTTGATCTCGGTGTAGGCCTCGTGCAGCGCCCGGACCTCCTGGGTCAGGATGCCCCAACAGTCCTCCGCGCTGATGGTCAGCAACCTGCGCCACACGTACTGGCCGCAGCCGCTGGCCCAGAGTTCGAGTGCCCAGTACCCGGCCAGCCTCGCGTCGCCGCGGCGGACAGCCTTCTGCATGGCGCTGGAGACCGCGGGGAACGGGTAGCCGCGCTTCGTGTTCATCCTGTAGGGGTTGCTCATGGTGCTTCCTAGCCTATGCGCGTGGGGCTCGACGGGAAGCCGTTTGCATCACCATTTTTTGGTGTCGCGCTCGCGTTAGGCCCTCACGGACTGGCGTCTGGGCGCGTCGATGGCCACGCGGTCCTGGCTCTTGTAGTTCTCGAAGCGGATGTGGGCCTTCCACTTGCGCTTGAGGTGGCGCTTCTCGGCGGCGATGCGTTCGGCGCTGCGGAAGAGGCTGTTGCCGCCGAGGTTCTTGTCGCGCCCCTGCGCGAAGCAGAAGCGGGCCTCGTTCCAGACCAGGCGGTTGTCGAGGAGTTCCTGGAGCGTGGCGTCGATGTCGCACTTGCACTTGAGGAGCTCGTCCCACCGGGGGACCGATCCGTCCGGCCCCCGCACCACGCCCACGGCCCCGCCGACCCAGTGGTGGACGCCGAAGGGATCGTTGCGCTGGAGCAGGCGCGGGTCGCTCCTCTGGTGCCAGCCGAAGAGCCGGGCCCCGGCGCCACGGGCGCACCAGGCCGAGTTCTCGATCATGGCGAGCGTTTCGTCGGGCGAGAGCTTGCGGCAGCGCAGGGATACCATGCACACGCAGGCGGTGATGTCGTCGTCGAGCATGACGACCGCGTCCTCGGGGAAGCGTTCCAAGGTCCAGTTGCGCACGGCGCTGATGCCGCCGATGGCGTCGGGGATCGTCTCGACCGCCAGCCCGGTGTGCGCGTAGTCAGCGGCCTCGCCTGCGGGCACGAGCAGGGTGGCCGTCGGGAAGAGCTTGTGGCTGGTCATCGACCGGCTGCGGCTGCGGGAGAGGACCACCAGGCGCAGGGTGAGCGGGAGCAGTTCCGGCCAGGCTGGCGCGGCGGCAGAGTTCGAGGAGTCGTTTTCCATGGAGCACGCGGCCGAGGCCGATCTTGCGGGTCTTCCTGGTGATCGAGTAGTCAACCTCGGGCACGCCCATGGACTGGAGCGCCTGCATCCAGTCGCGCAGGTCGTGGAACATGAACACCAGGTAGTCGTGGTGCTCGAAGGCCTGGCACTCCATCCGGGGGATCGTCTCCAGGTCGTCGGCGGGATCGTCGTCCCCGTCCATCAGCTTGCGGATCTCGTCCTCCATGAAGCCGGTGAGCTCGAGGTCGAAGGACGGGTCGGCCCCGGCGATGGATTTCAGCACGCGGCGCAGGTCGTCCTCGTCGAGCTCGGCCAGCTCGGAGAGGCGGTTGTCGGCCAGCAGGTCGGCGAGTTCCTCGGCGTCCGAGACGTAGTCCTGCTCGTCCACCGGGATTGATTCGCAGCCGATGAGCAGCGCGGCCTCCAGGCGGCCGTGGCCCCGGACGATCAGGCCGGAGCGCTTCGAGACGGTGACGGGGTTGCGCCAGCCCTGCTCCTGGATGATCGAGGCCAGCAGCTGGATCTGGTGGGCGCTGTGGCGGTTGGGGTTGGCCGGGTTGGGCTTCAACGTGCCGGGGTCGGCCAGCCGGGTGTGGGCGCAGTGGACGGGGATCATGCGGCGGGGCGGGCAGTCAACCTCCGCGCCCGGTTGACGCCTCCTCCGGCTGCGGATGGACACCGTGGCCCCGGACCTCGCCCGCAAGCTGCTCTCGCGCGACTTCGCGAACCTCGTCTCGCGGGTCCAGAAGGGCGGGAAGCTGAGCCGCGCCGAGCGCTCGATGCTCCAGTCGATGGCCGCGGGCGCGGGGGCGGAGCCGGCCACGGCCGCCAGCTACGTCGAGCTGGCCGGGATCCTCGGCGCCAGCCGCCAGTCGGT